CGCCCCAGACCCCAGCAGGGGGCCTCGCCCCCTGCACCCCCGCCCGGGGCCTGAGGCCCCTGAAGCCGGCCAGCATATTTTGAAAATCGTGACACCATAATCTGGAATCGCATATTTCACGTCTGCCAGCTAACAGCAAAAATCCGATTCGGCTAACAGATCAGGAAAAAGGAGGGTGACATGGTCTCAAGGGGATTTCCCAGAGATCAGGAACTCCTTCACCCCCTGAGATGCCGCTCGATTGATCGAATAGGTGGTCTCCACCTCCTCAATCTTGAACCGCCTGAATATCTTTCGCACCTCCTCAGTGGCGTTTAAGGACAGGATAAACCGCCCCTTAATCCGCCCTAAAACAGCGGCCAGGCGCTCAAAATCGGCCCTTTCGAACACCCCATCCCCATAGTCCCGCTCACAGCCAAAATAGGGCGGATCGAGGTAGAAGAGGGTGCCAGGCGCATCATAGCGGGGCAGCAGTTCCTGCCAGTCCAGCCGCTCGATCACCACGCCGGCGAGCCGCCTGTGCACGGCATCGAGGAGTGGCGCCAGGGCATTCACATCGAATCGGCCCGGCCGGTCCTTTGCCACGCCAAAATTAGGCTTGCGCACCCGCCCACCGAACCCGAGTCGCTGCAGATACAGAAACCGCGCCGCCCGCTCCAGATCGGTCAGGCGATCCCCCTCCATTCCGACCAGGCGCTCGAATTCATCCCGCGAGGTCAGCTTCCATCTCAGCTCCTCCATGAACGCCACATAGTGGCGCTGCAGGATACGGAAGAGATTAGCCACGTCCCCACTGATGTCGTTGATCACCTCCGCCTGTGCCTTGAACGGCCGGCGTAGAAACACACCCCCCATTCCCACCATCGGCTCCACGTAAGTGGAGTGCGGAATAGCCGCCAGCCGCTCGATAATCCGAGCCGCCAGATAGCGCTTTCCCCCTATATATGGAGCCACCGGCATAACCGGCTCAACCGGCATTAAAACCGCCTTGGTCATTTCGATTCATACCCTCATACTGCCCCTTCACCGGCCGGTGAGGCGGGGCGGTTCATCCGTGCGAGAGGGTAAGTCTCGCGGCCTTGGCTGCGCCAACAGCCAAGCCCCCGCTGCCAAGCGGAGGAATGCCTTAACTGACCGTGATTGCCCCAGAGACGGCGGTCAGCGCCGTCACAAGGTCATTCGCCCAGACGTAATAAATACCGGCTGCCGGCGGCGTCAGCGTGCCGCTCAGCGCCCCGCCATTGTTTGCCGCACCCACATAGCCTGACGTGGGCGCATCCGTCGCCGAAGTGCCGAGCGCGATCTGCACCCCATCGGCCGCCGGCCAAACACGCCCGGTAACCGCCATCGCAACCCCATGTGCAGCGCTGCCTGGCGCCGAGATCGAGAGCGAATTCCCTGCCATCGTGAAGGCATTGGAAATGCCGGAAACCCCTTGGGCATTATGGTCCCGCACCCGCAGCGTATAGGCACCGGCCGCAAGGCCCCCAGCAATGTTGAAGCTGAAATACCCGCTCCCGATCACCGGGCTCGATGCCACCACCCAGCTCGTGCCGCCATCGGTCGAATAATCCAGGGCTGTGGGCGTGCCGTTGAAATATTGCCCACTCACCGTAAACGCGCTCCCGGCCGTCATGTCGGAAATGGTCGCCACCGTGATCGCGGCGGCCGAGCTGGCCACGTCCACTCCCGGCCAGAACACTATGGCGCCGCTCAAGCCCGGCAAACCACGCAGCGTGGCGCTCCCGCCCGGCACCAGAATCGGGGCACCATTGCCGACCATTATGCCGGCACCCATCACCACATTGCCGGTCGAGAGGTTCACCACCTCGCATTCAAACCCTATCCCGCACAGGGCGATCGCCGCCGTCAGCGTCAGCGGGGCCAGGCACACCAAAACGGCCCCATTATGCGCCGCAGCCGTCAGGCCGGTATTGCTGGAAAGCTGCACGATGCTCTGTGTCCCCGCACCTCCAAGCAGCTTGCCCAAGGGCACGGTAACATTTTTCAGCCCAGGCGGTGCGGTCGGGTCGATCGCCACCATCAGCAACTCTGGTTTCGGGTTCATCTGAGTGAACTGGGAAGCGCTCTGGTCGACCATTCAAACCTCCAAAAGGAAAAAGCCCGCGCCGTCTTCGAGCAGGAACAAGCCGCGCCCATCCTCGAGCGCGAGCACTGCGGCGGGCCCGGCATTCGACTGCACCCAGGTGAGCTGCCCGTCCAAATAGGTCAGGTACCAGCTCTGGCTCGGGTCCGAGGCCAGGGGATAGGGCGGCAGACCAGGCGGCGGAGGCGGCAGCGCGCCATCCACCACCTCAACAGGTATGATCAGCCCTAGCTGGGTGCGCGTAATACGCGCCGGTGCTGCAATGGTGATGCTATCGCTCACGCCGGCAGCCCATCCGTTACAGGGTTGGGCGCCGGCGCTTCAGGCAGCAGGTTGGAGACGGAACGCTCCACATAAATCGGCACGGTCTCGCTGAAGATCGCAAAGCCATTGGCAACGCCGGTGAACATAATATCGACCTTATGCATCCCCTCGGGCCATCTCCCCGTATCAAGGCACGCCGCCCGGTAGGTGCCCGGCGCACCAGGCGTAAAGCTGAGCTGTCCGAGCAAGCCGTCCCGCGCATCCCGCACCACACCCGCCAGCGTCACCTGCGTCAAATCGAACGCCGAGCCATCGGCATTCAGGCAAACATCGGTGAAGATCAGCGGCTGTCCGCGCTTGATGCGAAGATCCGTCATGTCAGGTGCCAGATGGATAAGGAGGCACGCTCGGCAATGCCGCCGGCGCATCACTGGAGCTGCCGATAATCGCCCTCAATAAACCCCGGTAAGCTGCCCACTCCGGCGGCACAGCAACGCTGTTCTCCATGCAGCGCAGCACCGTCACATCGCTCTTATCGAGCGCCGCCATTGCATGAAGGCGAAGCGCGATCGCGGCCTCAGCATCCGAAATCACACGAGGCACGATCGCGCCATCAGACATAGCCCATGCATGCAACGCATCGTGCTGATCTTTCGTGCACTCAACGGAACCCGGCGGCAGCGTGCCATCGAGCGACACGCCATTGCCCGTTTCAGTCAGATAATATTTCATTGGTTAGGCACCCCATAAAAGATCAGGTCGACTCCCATCGGACTGGCGGGCGTCGTCGGGGTCAGCTCCATCGTCAGGGTGACACTCACACCTGCCGTGACAGTGATCGTCCCCACATACAGCCCCATCGCCGGCGCGCTGCCAGATAACCATTCGCCGTCGCCGAAAACAGTCGTGTAGCCGCTTCCCGAGAATACGAGACTCGCGACGCCGGCGGCATTGGCGCCCATGCCAATCACCATGAGCGTCGCGTTGCGTGTCGGCGTAAACGTCACAGAGGTGGAAATCGAGGCGGGGCTCCCAATGGAAGATGCGTGATTGCCGCCGGCCAGATAGCTGCCAAGGATCGCGCTCAGTTCAGCCGTCGAGACATAGCTGCCCGAAAGCACCTGCCACACACTCACCCCATCGCCGAGCAGCTCCACCGTCTTCTGTGTCGGCACGAGCACTGAGGTCACAGCACCAGGTGCATCGGTATCGCTGCCGGCATCCTGCACCGTCACAGTGTTGGTGCTGGCATCAGTGCGCACGAAGCGGTACCGCAGCGGCAGGCTCCCGGCGCTGTTCACGGCCGGCATGGTGATCGTGATATTGCCGGCCGCCGCATTCACCAGCACCGTCCCGGCATTGTCAGGTGTCAGCATGGCGTTCGCGGAAATCACTGTGCGGTTGCCACCGAAGATCCGCATGGCACTCTGCAGCACCTGTGTCGGCGTGGCGGGCGCCGGGGCAATCCCGGCTGTATCGAGCCAATGCAGATTCTCTGCCTGCACGTCCGCAAGCCACGCCGTGGTCACCTGCGTTCCCTTGGGGATACCGCCGCCAGGGTTTGCCGACTGGAAGTAATTCCGGCCGCTCACCGTGTTCACATAGAGCCCATTAACCCAATACATTGTCGCCCTCACGCATAGTTAAACACCAGCGTCATCTCCGCGGGATTCCGCGCCTGGATGACGTTCTGGACGTTGCTTGGTTCAAAGCTGGAAACGAGATCATCGGCCGAAAACTGATCGGCGTAGATGTAGTCCATCACCGCGGCCGGCATGTTCACCTGCCAGGTGAATTCAATCGGATGATCGCCACACTCATCATCGGCATAAAAATCGGTGCAGAGATCGGTGAATTCCTCGATCGTGATCACGATGCCGAAGCTCGCCGCGAGCGCGATAAAATCCGCTGGCCGCACGCCGAATTTATTGACCCACCGGTTATGCGCCAGCACCTGGCGGTCGGCGATCGTCAAATCTCCTATATCGCGCCCATAAGGGTCTGGCCCGAGCACCCGCTCGTAATCGGTCAGCAGATATTGCGCCGTCGCCGGGTCCACCTCGGCCATCATCGACTCTGCCAGAGCTTCCCATCGCGCGATCTCATTGGCGAGCGGTGTCAGCCAGATCACCCATCCGGTACCATCAACCGGCAGCACCGCACCGCTTGCATTCACCCGCCACTGCGTCGGCATCCGGTTCGGCAGCGCCTTGCCGGCCGATGTCAGCGCCAGCAGCTCGGCCATCACCTCTGGCACGGTCCGGCTCATACGAACGCCACCGTGCCGAGCACATTCAGGCTGAACAATGTCGGCGCCGGCACGTCGGCCGAGGGCAGCGTCATCTCGTCACTTTCCGCGCCATCCGAAATGCCGATCGCAGTTTCCAGCCGGCTCTTGTACGTTGTACCGGCGATCGCGGCATCCTGCGCAAAACTCAATGCGAGGGCCGCCCCCGCCGCGGCACGGATATCGACCGTATCGGGGTTCATATGCAGCGTCACATCCACGGGGTTCAACACGCAGGCATAAACGGTGATGCTCGTAGCACCCACCGGCCGCTTGCCCTCAATATAGGCCAGCACCGCGGCGCGCTGCTCATCAGTCGGCGGTATCAGCCCCGTCATGGCAATAACCACGCTCACAACCCCGCCGCCGCACGCCGCCTGTGGACAGGCCGCAAGCTGCACATTTGGCAGCGCTTCCTTCGCCCATTTCACATAGTCATCGTAATTGCCGCCGGACGGCTCTTCCTGAATCTGGGTGATGATATTCATCCGCCAGGAATCGATGGATTGAATATCTGCCCCGCCTGTCAGCCCGCCACTATCCACCACGGCCGTGGTGGACACATTCAACCCCGTGGGCGAGGTCACCGTCATCGGCGCGCCAGCGGCCAAATTCCCTGCCACCCCAGCCACAATGGCCTGCACCGGCAGGCTCAATGAGAGCGACGAGCCAATGGTGCCGGATTGCGTCGTGGCATAAACTTGGTTGGCATTGGAGGTCTCCTCCATTGCCGCCGGAATCACCGCCGTATTCCCGCCTCCAAAAATAACATTGCCCGCCGCGGCGGAAGGCGGCACCCGGCCGATGCCCCACATCACGGCGAAACGCGGCAAATTATCCTGCGCCGTATCAGGCATCATCTCATCAGCCAGGTTCTGCAGCCGCACATACAAATCCTGCATCGCCAGCTCGGTAATCCGGCAATTCGCGGCAGCCACCGTATTACCATTCCGCGCATCGATGCCGGGACGCAGCTCCTCATAGATCGCGGCCGCGCGCGCGGAGATCACGCCAGGTTCTGGCACCGGCATCGGCATTAGCGCTGCCCCATCATCACGAGAGTGCCCGCACGAGCGAGAGGGTGGTTTTCCCGGCCCGCACCCGGATACCAGCCCAGCCAGGCTTTACCCAGCGCACGGTCACCTGCACCGCCAGGTTACGCACCGTCTCGAGCCATTCCACGCTTTCAGCAACGGCGGTTTCAATCCCCTGGCGCGTCTGCTCCGTCGCTTTCGCCCGGCTGAACAACCAGAACCGCGAGCCGGTAAAATTGCCGTTCGGGTCCAGGCAATCGGTCGGGCTGCCGCGCCGTGCCATCAACGTGCTGGGTGCGGTATAATCGGGCACAGTATCGGGCAGCACATCATCCGGCCGCGCCCGCCGGTCGGCAAGAATCGAGAACAGCATGGCGCTCGCCGGCGTATCATCGAGCGCGAAATCGCGCCCGTCGAACGCCACGTCGCAGCACCCCGTCACCGGATCATATTGCAAGGCTACATCCATGCAGCCATCTTCTCGCGCGCGTGAAAAAACTATGGCCACCAAGTGGTGGCCAGCTCATCATCAGTATCTAGAAGGCGGCGGCAGATATCTGATCACCTTAGGATGAGACCAATCTGAGCAGTATTACATACCACCTCATGGCCCCATATTCATCAGAAACACCACCCATCTAAATGCCGTCTAGATGTTCATGCCTAAAACTCAATCGCGGAAATGCGCTGCACGTTCCTCCAGCCAGACCTCATGGTCCGGGGAGGAAGCTACGAGGATCAAAGAGGGTCATTAGGAGCGAGGGTACTGATAAACAGTGACAGTTCCGGTTATGGCGGCAAATCCGCTAACCAGAAACTGGGCGAGTGTTATTACGTTGTCGCCGCCGGTCGAGAATACGCCGCCTGTTTGGCTGTAATATGATGCAAACTCAACCTGTGCCCCCCCGCCGTACATTGCAGGGTCGGCCAATATTCTAACCCGCGATAAGCGGTTGCTATTTACATTGGCGTTATCAATATTGAAATAATCAGCGGGCTCCTGGCCAAATGTACTTTGACCCCAAGTATAACCGTACATTCCGCCATAGTACGTGCCAGCTCCCGGCGTACCGTGACCCAGCCGCATAAGCAGCGGAGAAGATGAGGTCATAGCGGACACCCGACAAACCATCTCATAATCGTAAGTCCCTAAGTCCATCGGCACTTCAAACGATGACTCGCTTGTGAATGTGTAGACCTGGACGAACGAGACTGTACTCCCACCACCACCACCACCGCCTCCTCCCGCGGCGGAACTAATTGTAAGCTGGTCCGCCAGTGTCCCCGTTCCGGGAGTCAATGTTGTATTCGGCCCGGCAACAAGCGTTCCATAACATGAGCCGCCAAATGAAATCTCGGCGCCAATGACAAGGGTATTTCCGCTGAGCGATCCGCCCACGACCGTGATGTTACCTTGGGCCGTATTCGTCCCCTGCACGATTCCAAGGACGCCCGTGTTGTTTATCGTCGTTGTGTTGGCATCGCCGGAAAAATCGATCCCTGGGCCGTTTACAAGTGTGCGAGCAGCCGATGAAACAACAGTACCGTTATTCTGGGTTTTGAATGGTGGGACATAGAGCTGCGCGGCATAGCTTGGAATAGGCACACTTTCGAGCAACGCCCCCAAATAGGCCGGCGCATTGAACGCACCGGTCGGGGTGATGGTAATGGCGATGCTCTGGCCCAGCGTGACATCGCCGCCGACCCACACACCTGTCGGATGCGGCTCTGTGCCGGATGACATCGCAGCGGTGATGGAGGTATCGAAATCCCAGGCGGATGTGAGAGTGACCGGGATGGTGACGTTCTCGTCGACCACGGCAAAATAAAGCCGCCCGTTCCCCGTCATTGTCCCGAGAGAGATAGTCTGGGGGGAGCTGCTGGCGCTCAGCGCGGCACCGAATGCCACTGCGGTCGCAGGATCGGTGACGATCTGCGCAACCTGGTCGCCTTCACCACCGTTGCTCAACGTGAATTGGCTGAGCGCATTGGTCCCGAACGTCGAAAAATACAGCCGGCAATCATTGATGTTTTCGAGCGGCGCCCCAAGCGTGATGCCCTGCGGCAAAACCGATGTTGCCCCGTTGAATTCGATATAAAGATACCCACTCCCCGGCCGCGTGCCGGAAATCGGCGCGCTCATATTCGGTGCCGTGTCAGTAAATCCGAGCTGGCGCAGCGGCACAACATTCGCCCCATTGCCCAGATAAATCTCACCGGCGAGATCCAACTTGTAGATCGGTGACACGCGCTCCGATGGCCCTATGGGAAACAGAGGCCCTTCGAGATTGAGCGACGGCAGCAAGTCTGCCAGCGCCAGCGTAATCGCGGCGGAGAACGAATCGTCGCTTGTCGCCACAACAATGGTCTGGTCGGTAGAAACGCTGGACATGCCGCTCGTAACCGTGAGCGTCCCATGCCATCCGCCAAGCGAGTCTAGGCGGGTCGCCAGCACGTTTTCCGCATGGGCGGCCCGGCTCGCCTCATTCGAGATCGCAGTGCCAACACTGCTGATCGCACTCGCCAGGCCCATATTGATGGTACCCTGCACCGCGAACGCATCCTCAATCCCCGTGCCGCTCAGCGAGAGCGTATTATCCGCCCAGCTCGGATCAAAATAAGGGTCGATATCGAGCGCCAGAACAGGCTGCAGCGTCCCCGCATCGAGGAACTGCATAGGTGCCGCCGAGAGCGTGATCGTGCCATCCGCCCCGGTAAAGAAAAACCCCGAACCGATATCGACAAACGGTGCTGCCACCGTGGTGCCGGGGCTGCGCCACACAACCGAGGCCGCCGCGATCGGCGTGCCGTTCTGCAGCATCACGCCGCCATTGATGGTACCGGGGGTTGTAATATTCGCCATCGGTCACTCGAAACTAATATCGCCGGAAATCACGAGATTTCCGTTGTGCCGCGTATTGGCATTTACGGTCAGCCCTTCCGGCGCGGTGATGAGCACCTGTTGCGCCAGAATCCGCACAAGCGCTGCCGCCCAAGCCTCCAAAATACCGCCGCTGAGCGCCGAGAAGCGCGAGCCGCCCTGGCTGTAGAGCGCGGCCTCGCCGGGTTTTAAGCCCCCCAGTCTGGCAGCGGGTGCGGCAATGGGGAGTGCCGCCAAATTCGCCGGATCTGCGCCAAGCGCGAACAGCAGGCAGATCGCCCCCTTGGTCGGCGGCACGGAGGCAATGCCGAACACCGTCCACACCTGCACATCCGCCCGCTCCACCCCATCGCCCGTGCGCACCGTCACCGTCTGCATCTGGCCGGAATCGCTCACCGATATCACATGGCCCATATTCGCGAGCCCGCGTAGGTCTGAATATATTTCATGCGCATGGTCCATCAGCCGTTCCTCGTCGGGCCAAAGCTGCGGGGCGGCTTCCTCGTCAGAACATGCCCGGCCGAGGACTCGGATTCGTTGATGCGGTCAAACGCCGTGCGCCCGGCAATGCGCAGCAATGTGGTCACGCCTTTATTCGAAAACCGGTACCGCACGCCGGAAATCAGCATGTCCTTGTTGAGGTCGAGATACTGATCATTCACAGCCGCCACCTGGTTGGTCACCCATAATTTCAACTGCGGTCCTGCGCGCCAGCCCTTCACCGTATAATTCAACGTCTCGGACATGCCGCGCGACACGCGCAAAGCCCATTCCGCCTGTGCCTGGGCCGATGCACTGCCAGATTGTGTTTTCACGCTGCGCACGATCGGCCGGTAGCGTGTCACCTCGGGGTCTATGGCATGGCCGGTAACGACGATGGTGCTGGCTTCGGCCGTGTCCTGCGCATCGGCAATGGCCTCATCCGTGCTGGTTGGCACGGTATCCGGCGTCATCGCCGCCGTCGCACCCGCACGCTGGTTGCTCTGGTTGGTCTGGCCCTTCACGTAATAATCGGAATAGCGCTGGCACCAATTGCTCGTGTACTCGCTACCGAAAATATTCACGCCGCGCGCCAGCCTATCAGGTGCCCGCGTATTGCCGCCCACGGTCAGCACCAGGCCGCCCACGCCGTCCGAGACCATCAGCAGCCCGCGCTGCCGCGCGCCGCGCTCGATGGCGCTCATCGCCTGCTCATCGAGCTGTATGCCGAACACCGGGAAGGGCGCGCCCACATCCACATCCGCGCGCACGGTCAGGCCAAAGGGCGCACAGATTTTTTGGGCGATCTGCAGCACGGTCAGCCCACGCCATTCCACCGGGCCGTTCGGCGCCGCCGCGCAATCGATCAGGTCGCCGCACACATCACGCCCGCTCACCTGCGCATGCAGCTCGTCCGCATCGTCCTTCAGCTTGATCTGGTCGATCCATCCCTTCTGCACCAGCTCGCCATCGAGGAGCACTGAATAGGGCATGTCGGGCTTGATGATCTGAAACGGCTTCATGATATCGATATCGGGCGACACCGCCTGCGCCACCCGGCCGGTATCCAGATATTCCATCATGAAGCCGCCGGAGATATTGCGCAGATCCTTGTCGACCTCGCCGGCGGTCCACCGGTCGAACATATGCCCGCCGACCATCAACGTCATGCGGCCATGCTTTTCGGTGACATATGAGCCCTTAGCCTGACTCACGACGCCAGCGCCTCATAGTTGCCCGGCGGAACTGCCCCCGGATTCTTGATCTTGTTGCGCGCGACAATATCGCGCCAGGTCGCGAACACCTGGCCCGGCGTATCGCCGGAAATGTACTGCGCCAGCAGCCACGCCGGGATGGTGTTGGCCACCGTGATATTCACCACCGCCGGCAGCCGGCCGATCTGCGCGTTAATATCCGCCGCGAAGGCCGCCTTCAGGTCCAGCAGGTTCGTCCATACCGGCTGCGCCAGCTGCGGCGTGCTGGCGGCCTGCACGGCGGCGGCATTGATCGCGGTATCAAACACCGCATTCATCACCACGGCCTGCGCCTGTGCATCCTTTTGGCTCGAATAATCGATATTGCTGGCCGCCTGGGCGGCATTGGCCGCAATCAGCGCCAACATGCCCATGGCAAGCTGCGGCCCCGGTGGTGGCGCGCTGAGGCCCGGCGTGATGATCGCCATCGAGGAGATGAGCATGGCGGTGGCGTCCGCGGGGTCGGCCGCCGCGGCCGCAGTAGTGGCGCCGCCTGGCGCCACGGCCGAGGGCAGCGGCGGCGTGCAGGAATCCGCGATCGCCCCCGGCACGCCGGCGAGGAAGCCCGCCGTGGCCGTCGCCCACGCCACATTCACCACGGTCACCGGCGTTTTCAGCGTCGCAATCGCAGCAGCCGCGGCCGGGCCGATGATGGCACCGGAGCTGCCTGTGGCGACGAGCGCGCCAAACTGTGTGCTGAGCCCAGCCATCCACCCTTGCGCATACGAAAATGCCCCCAGAGCGCCAGCGACGGGCGCCAACTGCGCCGCCAGCCAGTTCTCGGCATTGGCCGTCACCGCACGCACCTTCTCCACCAGCGCCGTAAGCGTATCCACCACGCTTTGCGGCGGCGGCGTAAATAGCTTGAACACCGCCTGGAAGCGGCACACCCGCAACTCCTTATCGGAGAAACTGACCTTCGGCTTCTGTTCGCGGTCCTGCACCACGAGAATATTGCCAAGCCATGGATGGTTCAGCGTCATCGGCCCCGGTGTCTCGAATGCCGCGATGAGCTGCTGGCTCTGCGCGATATAATCCTCGCCGACCAGGAAGCCCTGGACATTGATGCGGCCGTTATGCAGCCCCAAATCCTGGTAGGATGGCGCATCCAGCCCCGGATACAGAAACTCCTGCATGCGCCGCCCCACCTCGCGGTCGGCCGGCAGCATGAAGAACGGCACGCCGCCATAGGAGGCATTTAGAAGCGAATTATAAAGCCCGACGATATCGACCATCTAACCCTCCTCAATTCCTGTTCAAAACTTGGCCTCGGGGCGCCGCCGGCGCATGCGGCGTGGGCGCCGGCACAATCTCGATGCCCCGGCCGAACACATGGAAATGCAGTTCCGGCGGCGGCGTTGGAGCAGGTGCGTTAGGCATTCCTGGCCCCGATGGAATCACTATTGTCGGCATCTGCAGGCCGCTTCCAAAAGCCTTGCCGGCTAAAAATCCAAATGCCTGGTTCAGGGCAGTGAGGCCACTCTCGAAATTCCGCAGCTGACCGACTGACCCCTGTATCGCCGTTGCGAAATCTTGCTGTAGCGTGACATCAGAAACCCCACTCAGGTCTACCTGATATTGTTTGAAATCCTTCTGATATTGTACCAGGTCGAGGATTGCGCTTTGCGCCGCCTGGTTGTGCATATAGGCACCCACGATGAAGGCACGGTCGGTCGGCGAAGAAACGCCCGCCAGAATTTTCGAGAAATAATCCGTCATGGCGTTGATCGGATCGACACCGCGCGAGCGTTCTTCATTAAGGAACTTCGGCAGGTCCAGCGGCTCAATATGGTATTTCTCCAGCAGCGCCTTGCCGGAAGGGCCGAGCAAATCCTCCATGCGCTTGCTGCGGTCGAACATGCGCATACCCATCGGCGAATGCAGGTAGAACAGCAGGTCCTGCAGATCCGTTGCCGCCTCACCAGAGGTGCCGGTATTCTTGCGGATTGTCTCCAGGGCTGAGGCTGCCACAATGTCGGCCTGCATGCCGCTCATGCCCATTAGCTCCATCTGTCCGCCGATCTGCGGGAGGAACATGGAAAAATCTTCCATGCTGAAATGCCCCTCGCGCATCGTTGCATGATGCAAGATCGCTAGCGCATTACCGATTTGGCTGGGGTCAATCTTGAAATTCTTCACGAGAGTGAAAGCGGCCTGATCGACCTCATCGACGGGAACATTGTAGGCGGTGCTCGCCGTGGCAAGTCCAGGCATCATACTATGAACCTGATCATCGGTGAGACTATCGGTCACCAGGAACTGATAAGCCTTCAATAAATCAGGAGCATCGTTGCGGGTGAGAAAAGCGAGGTTCGTCATCCGATTCATCAAGTCGTCAGCTTTGGACTGAGCAGCATGGCCGCTCAGCCCTTCCGCGATACTTATCTGCAGTGCGGCCTGGTCGAATGAATTCCAACCATTTTTCCATGCCTCAACACCGAACATGCCTCCGATAAGCGCGGTCATCCATTCGAGCGGCCCTTTGCTCAGCTTCTTTCCACCGTCCTCATCATCGTTTGGCGGCTGCGGTGGCGGTTGTACTGGAGGTACAATCGGCGGCTCCCCGCCACCGCCTCCCCCAGGTGCCATCGGTGCGGGTGAGGGCAGATGCATCTCCGCCGCCATGGTGTTCAGCTCGCCCATATAATCGAGATATTCGGAAATCCAGGTTGTGGATGTCTCCACGGCCGCATCGATCTTGCCGAAGTCCGCCACGATCGAATCCGCCGCCGCCGCTCCTTCTGTCTGCGCAGCCCGGAACTCGGATACGAGCTGCTCGGGCCCATGCAAGGAAGCCAGCATCTCGTTGAGGCCGACTAGCGTCTCATTCAATTCCTGGATCGTCTGATTAAGGCCGGTGAACAGCTCGCGATTTTCGCGTATGCCGGAGGAGGCGTCATCCTCAAACTTCAGTCTTAGGCTGGCAACCAATTCAGCGGACAACGCCTCAGCTCCCCATGTTCCGCGTCACCTGCTCCATCAGTGCGCCGGCGGCGCCCAGCCAGAATGCCGCTTCCAAATCGTCAAGCTCTTCGATTTCAGCTTTCGTCCAGCCGGTGTAATTCCTGGCGACTTGCGCCAGTCTTACCGGCCAGTCTTCCGACCAGGCCGCGACAAAAAATTGACCACATCATTCACGGCCGAGGCGTCGACGGCATCGAGCGCGTCATAGATCGAGCGCGTCTTAATGATGTCGAGGCCAAGGCTCGCCGCCACAAGCGGCAGCACACCGTCATCCGCATCAGCCCGCATCAGCCGGCGCAGGTCGCCACCCTTCAGCCGGCGGAACACCAGCGGGCCCTCCACGGGCTTTTCGATGGTGCTGCCATTGAGCGGGTCCAGATATAGCAGCACAGCCTCTTCCGGCATCAGCAGCGTCAAGGTCACCGTGCCATCGCTGTTCAGCTCGGCACTCACCGGCAGGCGCGAGGTATCAAGTGCCGGGTTCAGCGGCGCGATGATGGCGGCCGGCGCCTTCGGGCCTTCGTCATCATCACCGCTGGAAATCGTCACGGAACTGAGCGTGTTCATTGGTTGATCAACTCCAGCGGGGGCGACATAGCCCAGTTCACCTTCACCGTGCCGCCGTCCTTGCCCGAGCCGGGCTGCAGGTTCGGCGTATCGACCACGAAGGCGTCATTGGCGGTGTAGGTCTGCCCGGTGTCGCAAACATATTGCAGCTCGCCGGTGATGTTGGCGGCAAACACGGAAAGCGAAGCGCCCCGCTTGAACGGGATTGTCGCTTCCACCGTGGCCTCCTTGTACTGCTGCGAGCTGAACACCTGCCGCCCGGCGGTCATGGGGTTATTCACCAGGCCGCCAATTTTCAGGCTGGCCGTCTTCACGGGGTATTTCACCCCATTCCACACCAGGTCGACGATCCCAAGGGTCTGCGCCATAATCTGCTCCTTACGCCAGGAATTCGAGGGAGACGGCTTCCACCATCAGATTGCCGATGCGCTGATATTGCAGCCGGCAATTCAGCCGGTTGATGTTGCCGTTCAGCTTGTCGCGCACGAAGGCGCTTTGCTGCGCCGTCTGTGCGCTGTTCTCGATCCAGCCGAGCTTTTCATAGAGCACGGAGCGCGCGCCCCAGCTCGCCTTCACCTTGTTCGGCGTGGCCACGGTCGGGTCATATTCGGCCGCCAGCGAGCCGTCATCCGCGAGCTTGTTGCGCGGATAGAGCAGGTCCTGATACGCCTTCCAGTCATAGGCGATCCGGCTGCCAACCTTGGTTGCCATGATGTCATGCCAGGACAAATCCAGCACGCCATCCGTGGTAAGATACTCGTTCACCACCTTCTCCAGCGTCACCGTGCCGTCCACCTGAACGTCGAAGGTCGAGATGCCGTCGCCGAGCAACAGGTTGCGCTCGGTATCGTCGAACACATCCGCCGGTGCCGGCGCCATGATACCGGGCAATGCCAGGCCCCGGAGCTGGCGGCTTGGGTCCTGCGCCAGATAGAAGCTGGCGACGCCGGCGAAGCTCGCGGCCCACACCCAGGGCGGCTGCGGCGGGTTCTGCACCAGCAGCACGGAACGGTTTTTGGAGTTCAGCGTGGACTGGTTGGAGATCCCCGAGCCGTAGCTCATGCCGAGCACGCCGTAGGCATGGCAATCCTTGCGCACCATCGCCACGTAGCGGGCCGCCAGCCAGTTCTCCAGCGCGCTCACGTTATTCGCATCAACCCACGGCATCACCAGGTCCGTGTATTTCGCGGCCGAGATGGCACTGAGCGCCGAATTGATGGTCGGGTCGGTAGCACCCCCGGTCATGGCGGTAATCGCCACCGTCACGCCCGGCGGCGTGGCATCACCGGGCCGGTAGTTTAAACGGGAGTTCAACGCATTGCCGAGCGTGCCGCCGTGCAGCGCCGTCTGCGTCACCACATTGCTGGCCACGGTCGCAACGGTGTCCAGGCCATCCGTCGCCTGCAACGCGGTCGCCAGATTCCCGGCAATCACAGCGGCGGTATCGCCCACATTCACCCCAACGGGCACATAGGTGCCTTGGGCATAGAACCGCAGCGTATCGGCCTGGGTTGCCGTGCCGGTGATGGTCACCGTCTGGGCGGCTTTCGTCGTGCTGCTCGCATCGGCCACGCCCATGATATCCACGGCAACCCAGGGGTTCGCCTGCAGGAAGAACTCCGCCATCTGTGCTGCAACGGAGCCCACCCCGAACAGGTTCTGCGCCTGCTGCTTTGTATAGAGCGGGTAGGGCGAATTCGGCGTGGCAATGCCCGAGCTGAGCATCTGGCCGATGATGATCACCTTGGCCGCATAGCCGATCAGCCCGGCCTGGCTGTAATTCGGCTTGATCTCAACATAGGTGCCGGGCACCTCGATGTTGACGGGGATTTCGTCAAAGCTGATCACCTCGGGCTGAATCTGCCCGATCGCGGCGCTGCTGTTATCGGTGGTGGAATTGCTGTCGGACATAACGTTAAACCCCCTTCTTCGGCGCGGTGGCCGCCGGCGCCGCCGGCGCGCGCTCCAGATCGCCGCAATCGAGCCGGCGCTGGATGAACAGCGTGAGCGGGCAGATCACCCCCTGCGGCGGCACA